TCGAATCTAACATTGATACTTCCATCTCTTACTACCTTCACCCCCTTTTACCTTAATATTTCAATTTTTTTTTCCCGCCAGGGGGAAACCCCCTAACCCCCTTTAATATATTTTATTTTTATTTGTGTAGTGCTTTATTTTAAGTTCTCTTTTTTAAGCTATATTATCAATACCTAAAACTCTCTTTGTATAAATATAATTTTGAATAATATAATACCAACAAAGAAAAATAACCATATAGAAATTAGATTTATTAAACACATATATTTACAAAAAAAATATTTTAAAATGATATAAGTATTTATATTTTTGCGTAGTTAATACTGTTATTAGTATTTGAATTTTTTACTATTGGAGTTTGTATAATTGAATTTTGTGGAGTTGGAGAATATAATTTGTATTTTAATTTATTTAATTTTGTAGATAATTTATCTGATAATCCCCGCATTTTTCTTGTTAAAGTGCCTTCTATATTATTTATATGATTTCTAAGTTTAGATCGAACTCCTGATTTATATGTATTTGCAGCATGACGTATAGCATTTGAGCTATTAGTAGTTGCCTGTCTTAACGCATCCTTGCTTGCCTTAATTGCTTGTCCAAAACTCGAACCGATTGTATTTAATACATTTCCACCCTGCGTTATTCTATTTTTTATTGTTTTATTTTTTCTTCTATTTTTTCTTGTTCTATTTTTTCTCTTCATTTATTATAAATTGAGATTATTATATTAAATAATAATTTAATATAATTCCCTAAAAATGTTAATTTATAATACAATTATAATGAATTTACTTTTGATGATATAATTATTGGATTTTCTTTTTCTATTATTTTTTTACCATATTTCTTATAATCAAATGTGCAATTATGAGTATCGGGATATTGATGTTTACTACAAAAAAAGTTTTTGCATTTACATTGAAAACCAATAAGATTAATCTTTTTATTACATACCATACATCTAGTGTGATTATCTGGATTTTTATTAAGTATATTTTTTGAAATATCTTGTTTTATTAGTCTATTATTTATATTGTCTTTTTGCATATCGATTATTATATTGCTACTATTATTCATTGTAATATTTATAATATATATATATATATATTTATAATATATATATATATATATATATATGCATTTAATAACAATTAATATATTATTATATATTATATAGATGGAAAATATTGAAAAAAAAATAATTGTATATGATAATGATAATGATAATGATAATGATAATGATAATGATAATGATAATGATAATGATAATGATAATGAGTGTCCGATTTGTTTAAATATTATTGATGAATACGATTCTTTTATTATAATGACATGTTGTAATAATAAAATTCATATTAAATGTTTGGTAAATTGGTATTCTAGAAATTTAAAATCAAATTCTTGTATTATGTGTAATCAAAATACAAATATTCATAGAAGTTTACTTGGAATTAATGATATATCATCAAGTGCTGATGTTGAAATGAATCATCAAGAAACAAATATTCGTATAAGAAATATGAATAACTTATCAATAAGTTTTCAAAATAATACTATAACATATTGTTATAAAATAACAGGTTATATTCTTTTATATCTATTAGTGATAATAGCCGTTATATTAATTATTATACTTTAAAAAATAATTTATAGTTTTTTTTTTAGAATTCGTTCTAAAATTTTAATTTCTTGTTCTAATTCTTTCAAATTATTTTTAAAGATTTTAAATAGATTAATTATACTATCTAACTTTTTTTCGATATTATAACTCATTTATAAGTAATTTTTTTTTATCTTTATATTAATAAAAAAAAATAGTTTTATTATTAATATATATAATATATATGTTTTATTTTTATTTTTATTTTTATTATATAGTCACCCTATTATTTTAATATACTTATTGCCTGGATGGTCGACCACGTAATACTTCTTTTGGTGAAGAAGGTGGATTAGAATACTGTGTAGGTTGATTTGTTGATCTCGGACGACGACGAACAAGCATCCACTCATCGCCTTCACGAGGTCCTGATCCCCTCGATCTAACACGATAATGTTGATCAGAATTTTCGCCACGAGAAGACCGAGAATATTGTTCCTGTCGCGAACGCCGACTGGAACCAGTCTGAGTCGTCCCAGATTGATTAGTCTGTTCATGATTCATACGCATTTCACGTGTTTCTAGACGCGTTTCACACATGAGTTTACCTCCGTTAATTCCCTTTACTTCTCCCGCCTGACACTTATGATTCTCATCATCTACTTCACAAAATTTAAATTCTACGTATTCTCCCTGCACTAGATAACGATATTGTTCATGTGAAACAACAATTGCTGAATGATGAACAAATACGTCAGAACCAGTGTTATCTCCAGACGTTACAGTAATAAAACCATATCCTGCCTTATTATTAAACCATTTAACTCTTCCGCTAATGATAGCAGCGTTTGTTGTATCAGTAGTTACTGATGGGGATGAAACATCATTTGTTTCTGGGGTGGACATTATATACACATATATACAGAGTGTTCTTTAAATTGTTTATAGATTTATTTTTCACTATATGAAATTAAAATTGAAAAATAAATTTTTTTTACAAAAATATATATAAATAATGTCTAAACGATGTAGCTGTTTTGCGACATCTACATCTCGTATATGTCGTAAACCATTTACATTTATTATTCAAGGAAAAAAATTTTGTCATGTTCATGCAAAATATGAATTTAACAAATATGCAAGATTAATACAAAAAATTTGGATTGGTTATAAAGCAAGACGTATAATAAAAAATGTATATGCGCATTTACCGGATGAATTGCAAAAAAAAGTCATATTTTTCGTGAGAGAAAATTATCTAATAAAGAAACATCATCATAATGTTATACATAAAATTTTAGACTCGAAACTTGATAGAGAATGGTTTTTATCACTAATTAATAATATAAGATCAAGTAATATAGTTTACCAACATAAAAATTTAGATAAAGTGGCACATATTTACTATCTTTTTACAAAATATTTTACAATTGCTCCATATGAAAAAATTGTTTTATTGGGAACGTCGATGTTCGAGTTTAAATATAATGGGCATCAACTCATTGATACATTACCGTTTAAGAATAAATATTTTACTCTAATTATGATGAATAAATATTATAATTTGATTTTATAATTTTGCATTTTAAAGATTTTATATTAATATAACATTTTTAGTAAATTATTGAAAAGTCCTCTAATATAATTATAACTTGGTTTCTCATCAAATTCTAATTTTCTACAATAGAGTAGCATAGTTAAAAATTCACCAGGTATATCATATAGCCATTCAAATGATGTTTCTTTATATTTTTTTATTTCACTATATAATTCTTGTAATTCATAATTAATATCATTATTTTTATCTTTATTTTCTTCTATAACTTTACTCCAAGGTAATGTCTTACCATAGAGCAAGATAAAACTATAACAAAGAGATTCTAAATCATCTCTTCGAGATGGTTCAATTCCATTGTGAACATTTAAACTAGAAAATTTTGCAGTTCCAATAAGTTTTCTATTTTTTCTCTCTTCCATATGATTTTTATTCTCTGTTAAATAATATTTTGAAAGACCAAAATCAATTAAATATACTCTATTTTCACCTATTCTATTTAATAAAAAATTTTCGGGTTTTATGTCTCTATGTATAATACCAATATTGTGTATTTTTTCTATAATATTCAAGATATCAATCATATATTTAATTGTTTCACTTGTATTTAAAGTTTGTTGGTCAAGTGAAGGACCAAGTAAATCTAATATTAAATAATTAAATCCTTCTTCAGAACCATAATTTCTTATTCGAGGAACACCACTTATATCTTTCAAACATCTATATATTTTTGCTTCATGTTTTAATACATTTGCAATAGCTTTATGTTGAATTTTGATTGCGATTTCTTCTGACGATCTAATATTTTTACCTTTAAAAACTCTCCCAAAGGTGCCCTCTCCTATTACATTTAATATTTCATATTTATTACCAATTGTTAATGACATTACTATAATAAAAATAATAATTTTAAATATATACTATCTATAATATATATATTATATACATATGATTTCTTTTAGTAAAGAATATTCTTTTGATGAATTTAGTAATTTATTAACAAATTATCCCAGAATTATAATGGCTCGAGAAACAGATAATCCATACATAATGTCTTATTATACACAAAATGATACAATAATTAGTATTATTAATAATGTGAATCCAAATATACCAAGCCCACATAGATTTTATAAGTTACAATATTTAGATATTCTTGATGATGGACCCCATAAAATCATATCATTATTACCAGAAGGATCTCAAACTAATATTACATTATGGCCCAACAACAATCCGGGTATTCGTTTTAAAATTATACAATTTGATGGTCAAAAACGATTCTGGTCATTAGCAAAAAAAATAATTCCGGTTATTAGATTCGCCGGACCATCTGCACAAATAAGAGCTGCTGAGAGAACTTATACCCCTGGAAATGCAGGAGCAAAATCAGCTGAAGAAAGATTTAATATTGCAAGAGACATAGAGTCAGCTTATAATACCAACCAAGATTTAAGAGATAAGGTGGTTGCAGCACAAACACTTCAGAAACTCAATCTCAACTCTAATCGGAATCGAGGTCGTAGTCCAAATAGAAGTGGAACGCGTAATCGTAGTGTCACTCGCAGTCGTTCACAAGATCGAGGTGGTAAAAAATCAAAAAAAAAGATACACAAAAAAACAGTTAGAAAAGGTTTGTTTAAAACAAGAAAATACAAAAAAAGATAATTTATATATTTTAATAAAATATATAAATATAAATATATAATGGACGATGTAGTAAAGATTCCAAAAAATTTTTGTGCAATTTTAGGTTCATTTAAAAGTATTCAAGAATTTCATGGTGTTAAAGATAATGATATTAATCATCTTCTATCTAATTTTCCTCAGTATGGTGATATAAATAATTTTAAAAAAATAAACGATATACTTTATGATTATTATTGGAGCCCAAATGGTGACGGATATTTAGAAGGAATTAAATCATTTGAAGAAACAAGATCAAAATATGGCGCGGCTAGAAGTATTAAAAGAAAAAGAAAAAAAAACAAAAAATCTATGAAAAAAAAAAAATTAAAAAGAATAAAAAGAGTAAAAAGTAAAAAGAAAAGTTAAAATTTTTTTTTATTACTTTTTACTCTTTTTACTTTCTTTTTAGTTCTTTTTTTATTAACTTTCTTTTTAGTAATTATACCAGCCCCTCTCTTTTCAAGTGTTAAGCTCTTATTAATATTATCTATTAAGGTTTTTGATTTAACAGTAAAGTAGTCACCATAAATTCCCCCTACTTTTCCAAATGATAGAGAATTACCATAATCTCCTGTTTGTAGTCGATTTAATGCTAAAGAAATTTGTTCTTTAATATCATCATTTCCACGAGTATATGCATCAAAAATATAAAAATTAAAATCATCATATTTATCGTTATCAACTACTCCATTTATATCTATACCTAAAATATCAGCTAAAGTTTTATGTATTTTTTTAACTTCTCTTCTTAATATAATTGAAAAATATTTATTATATAAATTATTTTCAATTCTATCTAAACTATCATTTATTGTATTTATAAAGTTCATAATATTCATTTTATATTATATGTAATTAGAAAATAATATTTAATTATCTTATAACAGCTAAATCATTGAATTTATAATAATTAAAATTGAATGATTTAAATCTATATATTATAAATATATACATATAAATGGTAATTCACTGTAAGGAAAAATTCAATACTGAAAAGTCAGAAAATGCAAAATATATAGAATATTTTAATTTATTTCCATATGAACTTAGTGATTTTCAAAAATGGGCTATATATGCAATTATTAATGGCGATCATACACTTATTACAGCACATACAGGGTCAGGAAAAACACTCCCAGCAGAATTTGCAATACAATTTTTCAAAGAGAAAAATAAGAAAGTTATTTATACTGCACCAATTAAAGCATTATGTAATCAAAAATTGTATGATTTACGCTTAAAATTTCCATATATTTCATTTGGTATTTTAACAGGCGATGTAAAAGACAATCCAGAAGCTGATGTTATTATAATGACAACTGAAATTCTTCGTAACACACTTTTTACAAAAAAAATTAACGAGAGTAAAAGATCTATATCTGATGAAAATACTCTAGCTGGAGTTTCTCAAATATCTTTACAATTCGAAATGGATATGAATACAGAATTAGGCGCTGTAGTATTTGATGAAGTTCATTATATTGGTGATCAAGACAGAGGTTCTGTATGGGAACAAGCAATTCTGCTTCTACCACCACAGGTCCAACTTATTATGTTATCTGCAACTATTGAAAAACCTGAAATATTTGCTGATTGGCTTGAAACAGAAAAGAATAAACATTTACAATTTGATAAAAGTCAAACAAAGAAAAATTTATATATGACAACAACATATGAACGAGTTGTTCCACTAACACACTATGGATGGATTACTGCACCAGAATCTGTAATTCAATCAGAAAAAGGAACACCATATCAGCAAAAATTTAGAGAAGTATTAAATAAACCGATTAAATTAGCTGATACAAGTGGAAAGTTTAATGAAATAAATTATTATAAATTATATGACATACTATCACATTTTCAAAAAAATAAAACATACATTAAAAGACCATTTGTATTGAATCACTTAGTTAAGTATATGTTACAAAATAACATGTTACCAGCAATATGCTTTATATTCTCTCGTAAAAATGTAGAAATTTGTGCAAAAGAAATTACAATATGTTTATATGATAAAGAGGACAAAACTCCAAGTATAATTGAACATGAATGTGAGAAAATTTTGATTTCAAAATTACGAAATTACAAAGAATATATTGATCTAGAGGAATATAAAAATATGATATCACTTTTAAAGAAAGGGATTGCAATTCACCATGCCGGTATTTTACCAATTTTAAGAGAAATGGTAGAATTACTTTTTGAGAAAAAATATATTAAACTACTTTTTGCAACAGAAACATTTGCTGTTGGTATTAATATGCCAACTAAAACTGTTATATTTACTAGTCTTAGTAAATTTTCTGGAACTGGTATGAGATATCTATTACCTCATGAATATACACAAATGGCAGGAAGAGCCGGTAGGCGAGGTATAGATACTATTGGTCATGTTATTCATTGTAATAATTTGTTCAATATGCCTGCAATGTGTAATGAATATAGAAATATGTTAACTGGGGCACCTAAAATGCTTACATCACAATTTAAAATTTCATTTAATTTAATTCTTAGTATTATATCAGCAAACAGCAGTGATTTATTACATTCAATAGATAATAAGTTAATTACATTTATGGAAAAGAGTTTTATACAAAATGATATAATTAAAGAAATAAATAATTATGGTGCAATCCATGATGAATTATCAAGTAAAATTTTACATATTGAAAGTCAACTTAATGATCCACTTATATGTAAAACATCGATGGAAATTCTAAAAAAATATTATGATATACAAAATAAAATAACTGTTAGTGCAAATAAACAAAGAAAAAAACTTAGCCGCGACCTTAATAATATTGAGGAAGAGAATAAGTTTTTAAAAACTGATATACAAAAATATGAAGATTTAAAAAAATTAAAATGTGAATTAGAAAAAAATAGTAATTTCAAATTAAACGCTGTTAATTATATTCAAAATAATATAGATACTATTTTATCTATTCTTAAAGAATATAAATTTATTGATTATACTTTAGTTTTATCAGATAAGGCTATTGTGGCAATGCATTTACAAGAAGTAAATTCTCTTGCATTAGCTGACTTATATGAAGAAATGGAAGGATTTAAAGAAGTATCTGCAGTTCAACTAGCCTGTTTATTTAGTTGTTTTACGAATATATCTGTTCAGGATGATAAAAAACTACAATTTCCAGATTGTGAAGATTTAACTGTAAAAAAGATGGCGGATTCAATAACAAAATATATTAACAAATATTACGATATAGAATGTGAAAATCAGTTAGATACCGGGACAGATTATACATTACATTATGAATTGATTAATTATATGAAAAAATGGTGTGAGGCTGAGGATGAAATTTCTTGCAAAAATCTAATTAATAAAATGAAAAATGAGAATGAGATATTTTTGGGTGAATTTATAAAAGCAATATTAAAAATTAATAATATAGCAATGGAATTTGAGAATATTTGTGAATCCTTACAAAATATAAATCTATTACAAAAGATTAAAAGTATTCCACAATTAACACTTAAATATATAGCAACAAACCAATCACTATATATTTAGTTATAATGTAAATATTTTACTATCATTTTTAATTTATATAAATTAAAAAAAACAATATAAAAAAAAAATATATTATTATATTAACCGGATATATTCCCGACTAGCTCAGTCGGCAGAGCGTCAGACTTTTAATCTGGTGGTCAAGGGTTCGATCCCCTTGTCGGGAAATTTTCCCTATAGTCTAGTTGGTTATAATAACTGGCTTAATCCGGTAGACAAGGGTTCAAATCCCTGTAGGGAAATTTAATATATATTTTTTTTAAATATATATTATTATAAATAAATTGCCTCACTTATTGCTTTTTGCAATTTTGATTCTACGCGTTCTAATTCTGATGATGCTTGTTGAAACGACTGGTTAGCAAGGGCTAAATTATTTTCTACCCGCGATAATTCACGCTGTAATATTTGGAACTTAGTATCATCATTTGCATCATCTATTTGGTCACGTAACTTAATTAATTCAGCATTCTGACGTTTTACGCGACTGGTTTGTTTAGAGGTCGGAACGTGATCAGACTGTTTGGTTACGCGCTGTCGTGAAGCCTCAAATTGTCTTTCTAATAATGGTTTACTGTCTCTAAGTTTTTTTTGTGCATTATATTCTTTACGCACTTTATTAAATTCTTTTTGCGCATCCATCTGTTGTTGTTTAAGCTGAAGAAAAGCGCTCTGGATTTGATCTCTTTCTAATTTAATAGAATTTATGTTTTCTAATTCTTCTCTTGCAAAGACAGCTAAATCTGCATCTGTTATTACTGGACCACTATCTGAATCAGAATGAGAGATATCAGAATCTGACATATTTAATTCTGAAGAACTATCTGGTAAAATATATTTCTGCCGAGCAACATCAAAGAGCCCTTGTCTTCTAGCTTTTTGCAACTTTCTAGTTCTATTACGTCTTTCTTTTCGAGCTTTATCAGCAAAATTTCTTGCATTGGATTTTACAGATTTTCTTCTGGTTAATCTTTTTCTCTCTCTACTTTTTCTTGTTCCGCCATTTTTTTTTCTTTTTAAAAATTTACTTGTATTATGTTTTTTTTTTACATAATTATATTTACGCGTATATTTCATATAAATTATGTTTAGATAATATTAATTAAAAATATAAAATAATAAAATATATATAAAATAATATGGGAAAACTTAGTCACGAAGAGAAATCTATTGAACAACGATTATCTGAAAGTAGAGAAATACTATTAAAATATCCAGATAGAATTTGTATTTATGTAGAAAAATCTAAATCATGTAAATTACTATGTGATCTAAAAAAAAAAAAATATTTAGTTCCATCAAATATTACGATGGCACAATTTATATTTGTTATAAGATCAAAAATAAATGTTTCTAAAGAAACGGCGCTTTTTTTCCATATTAATAATAAGAGTATATCTAGTAATTCCCTAATGAGTGAGTTAAATGATAAATACAAACATGAAGATGGTTTTCTTTATATAAAATATACTGGTGAAAATTGTTTTGGTTAACATAAATGTCCTAAACAGCAAAATTTAACTTATATAAGATTATATAATATTAGTCTGTATTTCGACTCTAATTTTTCTCTTTAGAGTAATCCCATCTTCTATTAAATATAATTTAAATTTTAAACAAGTATATTCGTCTAAATTATTTTTTATATTTATTCTTGATATTATTTTAATTTTTGGTATATACACAGTATATTGCAAATATTTATTCTCTCTTTCGATTTTATCAAATATATAGCCATCATAAATTTCATCCATAATATTTGTTGTATTAACACATAGTGTTAATAAATTACAGTCATTTTGAACTTTACGTATAGCACGCATTGTAGTATTAATATATTCTAACCTACAAATCCATTTATTATAAAATTCCATAGATAAAGAACTCATCTTTATTAATCCTAATAAATCTTGAAGTTTTATAATATTTAGTAAATCTACTAATCTTCGAATCGGTGAAGTTATATGAATATAATTTTCAATACCAGAAGCAATTAAGTCATGACTTCCCTTATTTTCATACGTGGCATATTGACCAGATGAGGACTGCCAAATTTTTATAAAGTTAAATACTTCATCGGGTAATTTATTGTTATTAAATTCTTTAATTTTAACTGTTCTATAAATCCCATCTTTAAATGTATACATTTTTTTTGCTGCCTCATTATTCATTAAAATCATCAAAAATGCAACTAAATCATGACTATCTTTAATATTATTAATATATTTATATTTTTTACATAATAATTTAGTAGTATCAAAAATTTTTAGATAATCGTTATTTTTTTTTAATTCGTTATACTCATCATAATCATAATTTTTACGAACTTTTATTAATGTATTAGAGAATTTAATATCTATAATTTCATCATCTTTTACTTCAATATCCATACAAAATGCAAATCTGCTTTCATTTTCTAATAAACTACATAAATTTTCAGATAATAACGTTGGTAACATTGGTCGTTTTCTATCAGGAAGATATATTGTTGAAATTCGTTCTGAAAAAGAATTCCATAATCCAAAATATTCCATTAATATAGGAACATTTGCTATATAAATGCTTAAAACATTATCTTTTATAGAAAAACCATCATCTAAATCACGACTCAATTTAGGATCAATAGTAAATACATTATGATCTAAGCGATTTTCTATATTTGTATATTTTTCCATAATTATTTTAATAAATGGATTATTTCCTTCTTTTTTCATTACTTTATCAACATCACTAGTAAATTTCTTTATTGGAATAAATAAATTTTTACAATAAAGTTGATATTCATAAAAACACCCTAAGTTGTTAATTTCTCCTATCATATTAATAATAATACCTACTGGATGCTTATCTTTCCATTCAATATATTTAAAGAGAATAAATCTATTTATAATATTTTTATTAAATCCTGTATTTTTTAATTCATATGGAATCAAAAATGCTGGAATTCTATTATCATTTGGAATACATTTATAATAAAATTTATTGTTTTTACTTCGTCCATATGTTTTACCCACAAGTAATAAAATTCCAGGAATATTATTATCATTTCTGATTGGAGAATAAACAATTTCATTACTTATATTTATTACATCTCCACTGAAAAGTTTATGTTCTAAGGGATTTATCATAGTTTCTTTATTTTTAATTTCAACCATAGTTTCTTCATTATACCAAGTATATTCATGATAATTAGAATTTTGAATATGAATTTTATAATGCATTTAGTATTATACTATTCTAACAATATTTTTATCAATTTTATATTAATATATATAATATAAAATTAAAAACTAGAAAACTAGTGAATTAAAAATGATATTCAAATATATTTTTATAATTACCATCGTCTAGGTGGTCTAAAATTTCTTCTTGGAGCTCTTGGTTTAAAATTATTATCATTTTTTCTCCTATCATCATAATCATTTTTCTTTTCTTCAAAGTCTTCACTATAATCATTATAATTCTCTCTAGGTTTACTCTTTTTTCTCCCATTTTTATCTTCTTTTTTAAATTCATCAAATATATCATTCATATCATTCATTTTTTCAATAAAACGAGTGTGATCTACACCACTATTATCTAACTTCTCTTTTTCTTCATTAAATCTTTTACCCATTTCTTTAATAAATTTATCATTATATTTTCTATTAAATGATATATCTTCATACGAAATTCCCATTTCTTCTGCCGCTCTTCTCTCTATTCCTCTTTGATCATTATCTTCTTCTAATGATTTATCAAATTTATTATTACCAGATATGTCATAATCTCTAAATCTTTTCTCGTAAAAATATTTTGTGCATTTCTTCCTATATCTTTTTCGTTTTTCCTTTGTGTATCCATTTACACTTATATCAAAATTATCACATAAATTATCTATTATACTATACAATTTCATATTTATAAATAATAATTTTTTTGCATCATGTAATAAAATATTGTTGCTTAATTCTACTGCTTTTTCAATTTCATCATATGGGTCTCTATTTACAAAAGAATTACTATTTCCTGAAAAATCTATATTAAGAATTTTTAGTGTTCTCTCTTCTGCTTTATTTAAAAAATACATAAATGAAACATCATTTATTAATAAATCATTTTTACTAATATCATCTTCAATTAATTTTAGAAAATTATGTGTAACCATTGTAGTTAATGGTGTAACTGCTATATTTGAAACGTCATTATCTAAACCAATTAATACTCTAGTAAAAGTATTTTTATTTTCTTTTGGATTTCCACTATTGTCCAATCTAAATATATCATAACCACCATGTATTTCTAAATAAGTTATTTCAGGTATTGGAGAAAATGATATATCAAATCTACCATAACTTGGATCGGTTTCAAATGTTGTTAATATTTTATCATTTATTGCTTGAAAGGTATTTTTTGAAGAATCATATATATCTTTTAAGTTAAATAATTCACCACTAGCCGATATTAAATATCCATCCAAATCATAACCACTTATTAATAAACTATTATAACTTATATCAGCATCACTGTCTGAATCATTCTCTTTAAAATTAGATATAGATGAATATGGGCTGTGTAAAATAATATTACTATTATTATTATTTCCACTAATTGTAAAAGTTAACATTATATATATAAAATATAAAAAAATTATTACAAATATAATAATTTTTTTAAAGATTCATTATGTAAGATATATCTTCATCATTTATATTATGATTTAAAATATTTATATAAAAATATAAACTGTTTGGCATTGTTAATTTTTCTTTACATTTTGGGTATTTATTTAAACAAAAAAATCCATCTATATTTTTACTAATATCTAATTTACTAGTAAAAAATGGAACACTAGAGGTCATATTTAATGCGTCAATTAATTGTTTTTTATTAATAGGTCTAATAATATTGCAATTTCCATAATAACTAGAAGTTAATATATTAATATTATAATATTTAATATCAGTAACCTTTTGAGAAATTTCATAAATAAATTCATTTCTAATATCAAATCTATCTATCTCATTATTATTATATTTATTTTTTAAGGTTTTAACCATTCTAATTAATGAATCATAATTATTATGTTGAATACTAGCAACTGTAGCTAAACATCCTGCAGAATAACAATATATATTTTTATCTAAAATATATGATTTTTGCAAATTACTGTAATAATACCAGAAACCTGAATAACCGCCATAGCCAATCATTACACATTTTTCATATTCAGAAATAAAATATTTAAATAGATTACTTATAGCAAAAAGTAATATAAAAAAATGTTTAGGTTTCATTATTAATACTACATGCATTATATTTTATATTATTTTATTAATCAATATAACAGTTGTTACATTTAGTCCGTCCATTAACAATACTATAATTTTCATTATTATTTGAATTATTTATTTGGCTTTGAAAATTAATTAACACTTTATCACAAATAAAACATTGTATTATTGGATATATATGTGAATAATCCCAAATGAGAATTCTTAAATCAATGGGTAATTGCATATAGGAATGATCGTTATATGTTGTATAATACATAAAATGTTTTAGTCCATTTTTATTATACATTTTATAATAAAAATATATTAAAATTTTTTTACTCTACCTTTTCTATATTTTGTTTTTCTAGCTTTTTTTATTCTTTTTTTACTTAATTCACTATGTGTTTTTGGTGTTTTTTTTGTAATTCTTTTACTAGGTCTATAAATATCACTTTTATATTTATATCCAACTTCACCACGTTGATTCACCCATTTTTCTTTAAACCACCTAGATAATCCTTTGCGTGTAGTTTTTTTTCCAATATATGGATTTTTATTTTTACCATGTTTTTTTATAAAATTTTTTTTATACGTTTGAACTAATATACCACTACGATATGCGCTATGTTTGGGATATTTTTTATATATTATTTTTTTAGTTTTATTATATAATTTCATATCTTTAGGAATTGGCATTATATATATATATATAAATAAAAATATATAAAACAATTTATATATATAATTTGACATGTATAGAAATTTTTTTCCATCAATTAATAAATATAATAAAATAATATTTTGTGATAACGCTGGAGGTAGCCAACTACCAGAACAAGTTTTAAATAAAACAGCTAAATTTTTAGTAAATAATTATGTTCAACCAAATTCAAATAATATTTTATCTAAAAAAATAACAAATGATATAAATAAAATAAAAATTTTTACTAATAAAATAATAAATAATAAGAATGGTAATATTGTTTATGGTAGTTCATCAACACAATTATTTTATAACTTAGCTAATTCTCTTGATAATAATCTATTATCAAAAAAATCAAATATTATATTACATAATTTTAGTCATGAATCACCAATTAGTCCTTTTGAAAGAATATGTAAAAAAAATAATACAGAAATTAAATGGTGGAATTTAGAAAATAATAAAGATAAATATTTTTTAAATTATGATAACTTATTTAACAAAATAGATGATAATACTAGTTTACTTGTATTACCACACGTTAGTAACATATTAGGTAATATTTTAGATATTAAATATTTAAATGAAGAATGTAAAAAAATAAATAGAAATGTAAAAATATTAGTAGATGGTGTTGCTTTTTTACCACATGGATTAATTGACGTTAATGATTTGGGAATAGATTATTATGGTATATCTTTTTATAAATTTTGTGGTTTAAGGGTATCTGCATTATATATAAAAGATATTGAAGAGATAGAAAATCAAAATCATTATTTTTTTAATAACTGTAATAAAGATCATATTACAAAAAAATTAGAGTTAGGTGGTTGGAATTTTGAGTCTGCAAGTTCTCTACTAGGTTTAAATGATTATATTTTTGATATATCAAAAGAATATAATAGTAATAATAATTCAAAAAATTTATCAAGAAAACAAATTAAATTTGCAATGGATAAAATAACTAATTATGAAAATAGTCTAACAAAAGAATTTTATAAAAATATAAATAATAATAATGAAATTAAAATTCTTGAAAATGGTAATAAAAATAAAATACCTCTTTTTTCTTTACTATTTAATAACTATAAATCTTATAATATAAATTTAATATTAAATGAATTAGGTTTAATTTGTAATAATAGCACTTTTTATTGTGATAGATTATTTGATGATTTGAATTTATGTAAAAAAAATGGCGTATTAAGAATTTCTTTAATGCATTATAATACAATTAGTGAAGTAAAAAAAATTTGTTCTTATTTAAATATGTTTAAAAAGTTTAATTTAAATTTTTCATTTGAAGAATATAATATTAAACCAACTTTATTAGTTAAAGATTCATTTAATTTACTAAAAAAAGATAATTATTATGATAATGAAAGATATCGAGCATTTTCATTAATTAATATTAAAAATATCGACAGTATGAAAGTAGTTGGAGATTTAAATTTTTATCAATCAAGTGATTATAATAATTATAATGGTAATACATTAAGAAAATATCAAAATATTAATAATAATTTATTAAATGATAGTTCATTTAAAAAATATATTACAGTTTTTAAAAATAAAATTACTAAAGAAAGTGGAGAAAAACCCAAATTTATTCAAATACATCAAATTAGAGTAAACGCTAATTGCAATGATAATAAAGTTACACCAGAAGGTATTCATCAAGATGGGTTTAATATTATAGGTATTTTATGTATTAATAGAGTTAATATAAAAGATGGAATTAATAATTTTTATGATAAAAATAAAACACAAATATATTCAAAAATGATGGAGTCAGGTGATTTTATTATTTTGAATGATAATGATAATTTTCACGATGTTACAGATATAAAAGTTAATAATAGTGATCAAATAGCTTATAGAGATGTTTTTATTTTTACAAGTATTTCATAAAATTGAAAATTTAAAAAAATAACTGTAAATTAATAGTTATAATATAATGGATCGTAATCGCGTAAATAATGGTCGAATTTCAAAAAATAAGAGGTGTTCACCATGTATGTGTTGTCTAAAAAAAAGAATTGAAACATGTAAAATAACTACATTGGTAGATAAATCTCAAGTAATTATGAATAATAATATTATGGATAATACTACTAATAATAGCAGTGATAATACATGTAATCATGTATATAAACATCACGAAATTAATGATAATTAATAGTAATTTTATAAAATAGTTAAAATTTTTTTGTTTTAACTATTTACAATGATATTTCGTTTTATCGGTGGAAAAAATATTAAAAATCTTTTTAATAATAATATTATAAAAAAAAATACTATTCCTATAATAAATTATATAGCTGAAAATACAAGTAATAACAGTAATAATATATATTTAGAATATAAAAATTTAATAAAAGAGTTAAATTCTGATTACATAATTGCATTAAAATTATCATCATTAAATTTTAATGAAAATTATTTAAATAAAATTATAGATGATTGTAAATTAAAAAATATTAAATTAATTATTGATGCAGAAAACAATAAAAATATAGAAAAATATAGATCAATAGTAAATAATGCTATAATTAATCATAATTCAAAAAATTTGAATGTTATTAAAACATATCAAATGTATAGAAAAGATAGTTTACATGAACTTAACCATGATATTAATTATTTCGAAAATAATAATATTAATCTATCATGTAAATTGGTAAGAGGTGCGTATTATAATGAAGAAAAGAATGAAAATCATTTATTTAAAAGTAAAAATGATACAGATTTAAATTATAATAAAGCAATAATAAAATGTTATGAAAGTCGATTTAATAACAATATTATTGCATCACATAATCATTTTTCTATAAAATTAGCAATGTTATTAAATAAAAATGATAAGTTTATTATTGCTAACTTAAAAGGAATGAATGAAAGATTTATGAACAATATAATAGATATTAAAAAAGCTGAATATATTCCATATGGAGAATATAATGAAATGATACCATATTTAACAAGGAGATTATATGAAAATATAGATCAAATTAAATATTCATTATTATAATTTACATATCTTTAAATAAGGTTTTAATTTCTTCATTTGGATATTTATAACTAAAATCTGGTTGATCTTCACTTCCATCTCTTAATAATTGATAATCACCGGTTGTAGTGCATAAATTATAAATATTAAAATTATCATTTATATCGAATTTTTCTGTTCGTGTGGAAAAATTAACGCTAATACTTCCTTCTTCACCGCTAATTATTCTATGAAATATTCCAGCAGGCCAAACAACCATGGCAGGACCGTTAAAGTATAATTTATCATTTTTATAAACTTTTTCTGGTGAAACAATAAAACTAGCTTTTGTTTTTGTATTTGGACAAAAAATATCAATATATCGAGTTCCTTGTAAAACTAGTAAATTATCATCTTGACCAGGATGCATATACCATGGACGTTTTACCGGAATTGGCGAATCTTCAACCGGCCCAGGCGATATAGAATTTGGCCCATGAATAACTCTATCAATTCCATGAATTTTTGGAATATCAGAAGGAACCATTTCATCAAACATCACACCTGTTGTTCGGCGTAACATACGTAATGGAATTATTCTATACATTGTTATTAATATATAATAAATTTTTATATTCTTTTGTTTACATTATATAATGCAAATAAAAGAATGTTATGTAAGTCATAATGGAATTTCATGTTTTACAAATATAAATACTTTAGTAGATATTAAAAATATTAATTTAAAATCAATAATAAATAATAATAAAAATAATTTTTTATTTTATATAACTTTACGAGTTAGTGAATTTGTAATAAATGATTTTATAAAAAATAAAATTTATTTATTTGATAATAAATTTAAAGATACTATATTTGAATCAATTTCATTTTCTTAGAAAAATATAAAATAATCATATAATAATAATGAATAAAAAAAATAAAACACAAAAGAGAGAATTTTTGTATAATCCTAATAATCCAAAAAAATCTTTTGATGTCTACATTGATAAAAATCCAAGTGATACTATTAACATAAAATATAAAACAGTTGAAGATATAAAAAATACTATTAGGAAACTAGAGAGATTATATAAAAGTAAAAAATATCCACACAAACGCATATGGCAAGTTGGAATGATCATGAAAGTTCGTCTAGAAGCAATGAAAAAACACAAAAAAGACAAATTTCCAAATGCAAAAAATGTAACAAAACGTTATAATCTCTCCAAAAAATATTTTAAGTTTTTAGGTAAAAGAACAAAAAAAAAGACTTTTAAAGAGAGAAAATCAATGAAATTTAAATTGTAATTAATTTCTAAGCTATTCTTCTGCTAAATTTTTACCTTAATCACTATAATAAATTTATATTTTTTTTGTTGAATTATTTTTAACTTTTGTCCATCGTTGAATACCATTAGATGTTTCTTTAATTTTCTAGTGCCAACCTTATATTTTGTTGCAGTTTCAGATGGTCCTTTTCTTGTTTTACAACCATTAAAAGATGCATATTTCTTCATATTACATATTATGCTTATATAATTATATAATTTATAAAATTGAACAAAATTATAAAATTATAAAATCTAATAATGTCAATTAGAAATAATCAACAATCAGCTATAGATGCTGTTTTGTTTAATAATTTTAAATCTGGTGTAATAGCACATGCAACAGGCACTGGAAAATCGATCATTGGTATAAAAATAATAAATGAATATATTAAATTTAATAGTAAAGCAAATATAATGTGGTTATGTGAATTTAAAATAATTATAAATGAATTATTTAATAATAAGCTATTTTGTGATAATTTAAAAGAATTAAATAAAGATTATAATTTATTTAATTATTCTATAAAAAAAGATAAAAACTGGATATCTACATTAAATAATAGTAAAAAACCATATATATTATTTATAAATAGAGCATATTTAACAAGCCAACAAAAATATAAAAATTTAAAAAATATAATGAATTTAATAATACATGATGAATGTCACTCTATTAAAAATATAAGCACAAAATCATTCTACAATTATATTAAAAATAATAATTGTAATATAATTGGATTATCAGCAACACCATATTATATATATCCATTTGAAAATTTAATACATAGTTATACATTGTATGATGCTATTATAAATAAAGATATAGTGAATCCACATATATTTTGGTTTACAAAAGAACAAAAGTTATCAATCAATGAAATCATAGAAGAAATAGATGTTATTGTAAGGAGTTTATATTATAAAAAAATTGTTGTTTGGTGTGGATTAATAAGTGAATGTAATGAACTAGCTTTATTATTCTCTAGACATTTTACAGATTTTAAAATATGTATAGATACTTCATTAAATGTAAATTATCACTCTATTGGAACATTTGATACTTTTAAAGATATTTCTAGTAATGCATTTCTCTTTTGTGCAGCAAAACACCGTGAGGGTAGTGATATAAAAAATTTGGACGGTTGTATATTTATGGATAAAGTAAGTAAAAGAACACCAAAAACGTTTATTCAGTGTCTAGGTAGAGTTTTACGTATTAATGAAAATAAACAAAGAGGAATAATAATTGATATTAAAGCTAAAAGTGCTTATGATGTTATTAAACGATTAGGATTATATTTAAATAATAATAATAAATTCCCCTATAGTTATAGCTATTACTATAGTAATAATAATAAAATTAAAATAAATAATCTTTTAGTTGAAGAAACTATTGATAACTCTATAAAAGAAATAATAAATGAAAATGATGTATCAAGAAATGCAATTAAAAGTAAATTTAAAAAAAATGTAATTGATAATGATATTTATAAAAAACGACTAGAGATGGAATTAGATATTTTTGAAGAAAAAAATTTATTAAAATATTTATATTTTGCAATTGAAATATTAGAATTAACTAAAGATATTCCACATGTTACAAGAGGTTCGTGTGGTAGTTCATTACTTTGTTATTATCTAGGTATATCACATGTAGATCCTGTAAAATATAATATTAAATTTGAAAGATTCTTAAATATTTATAGAAATAATTTACCTGATATTGATTTTGATTTTCCTCATTCAAGTAGAGATGAAATATTTTTTAGATTGGAAAAAAAATGGCCAGGTAAGATTGCCAGAATTAGTAATCATGTTCATTATCATGAAAAATCAGCCACAAGAGCAGTTTTAAAAGAACTTGGACATAATAAATTTATTGGAAAATATGAAATAAATGATTATATAAAAAAACTTCCTAAAAGTACAAGAGATATAATCTCTAATCGTGTAAAAAATATTGAAAATAAGTTTAGAATGTATTCATTACATTGTGGTGGTATCGTATTTTATCCAGAAGGTGTTCCTGAATATTTAAAATATACTGCAAAGTCACAAAATGTAATAAACCAAATTACACTAAATAAGTATGATATTGCAAATGAAAAAAAATTTAAAATTGATATATTGTCTAGTAGAGCATTAACACAATTGTTTGAAGTTGATCCAGAATTAGCATTCAAAGACTTTTCGAATATTCAATTAGATAATAATGTTTTAAAATTATTTAAAATGGGAAAAAATATAGGTATAACATTAGCTGAGTCACCTCTAATAAAAAAAGCCATGATTGATACAAATCCTAATAGTATAAGTGATTTAGCACTTGTTCTTGCTATAATTAGACCAGCAGCCAAAGAATATAGTGGTAAAACAGAAATATCAAAAAATGATATTATATATGATGATGATGCTGTTGAATTTTTATCTAAAAACTGCAATGTAGATTATTCTAAAGCAGATTATTATAGAAGATGTATAATTAAATATGATAATGATATAATTGATGAAATTAAAAAGAAATTGTCTATAAGTTTGTATAGTAAATTAGATGGATTACATGGATATGGTTTTTGTAAAGCACACGCATATTCATATGCTGAATTAATATATAAATTAGCATATTTAAAAACATATAAACCAGAACAATTTTGGAAAAGCACACTGAAAAATGCAGAAAGTAGTTATAGATCATGGGTTCACTTATTTGAAGCTAAGCAAAATAATGTAGATTTTAAGTATATTAAACAATTAAACGAATCAGTTTACTGCAAAAAAAAGAATAATGATATTTATAAATTAAATCACAATGATCATTTACAAAAATATGGAATTTGGAATCTTAAATTAAATTTAATGTATCCAGGTTGTTATGGTTATATCCATAATAATAAATATTTTTATAAAGGAATAATAGCAAGTATTAAAGTTTTAGATAAAGTAATTATTTATTTTATATGTGTTGGTATAAATAGATATATTGAAGTTATTATAAATAGATTATATATAAACAATCTACTTTTTAAAAAATTTGGTATTAAAGGACATGGTAAATTAGAAAATTCTTCAATTATATGTGTAAAAAGTATAATGAATAAATATTTTTAAATATTATTTATTATACAGTAAAAATTTTATTTTTTTAATAATTTTACATATCCTTTATAAAACTTATCAACTATATATTTACCAAGATCTAAAACTCCTTCTTTAACTTTTACAAATAATTTTAATGCTTTATTATTTGTTTTATTTAATAAGAATGCTTCTTTTATTTTATCATTTTTAATCTTATAATAGAAAATTTTATAGTTATCTTTTTCTATATCATATTCACCATTACTGTAACTTCTAATTACACCATTATCATTATGTATTGTTCCAATTCTATGAGAGAATGGAAAATTATAATGTTCATGAGCTTCTTTAAAATTTTTAAATAATTTCATATATCTATAAATTAATATAAGTTTTTATAAATTTATATTAATTTTTTTTGAAAATTATTTACATTCTCTCTTTTTCTTTTTGTAATTATCAACTAATCTTGAAAACTCTTTTCTTTCTCTCTTTTTTTTCTTTTTTGTCATTATCAACTAATCTTATATTAGTAGCTATATTACCTACACTATCATTCGAACCACCACCTAATTCTACATGTAACTTCAATGTAGCATAATCAAAAAATACTTCGGGTCCAGGATCAACTATTGGATTGTTATACTCACACTCTTCAATTTCAAAATCAACTAATTCCTGTTTAATAAAATATACAAATTGTTGTCCTTCGATCTTATCTGAATCTTCATTAATGTGTAGTCTAATTTTTCCATGATTTAAATCCTCCTTATGATAATTAGTTATATTTTCAAAATAACAAATATGTCCACGTACATTTTTATGTTGTATTTCAGCATTTGGAGGTTTACACCGCATTTCTCGAGGCAATACTGGGAGTAATTTGTTCATTATACATATTTCTTATATTATTATTTTTACCAAATTTTTTATTCATTTAAAATCCACTTTTGATTCCAATTATTCCACACGATAATCGCTTTCCAGCATTTCCAGTTTTTAATGATTCTTCATTATTACCTAAACCAAGGTCGTCTCTATCTTGATGAACGATTATCATTCTACCTATTATAGAATTTTTTGATCCAGGAATAATACTAATTTTATCGGTAATAATTTTACCAAAAGATTTTCCATTTTTACTTATTATATTACCCAAATCTCCAGCATGTGAATCTTTGCTAGTAAGAGAACCATGATTTTTCCCGAAAGGATTAAAATGTTCACAACCACTACTACACCCTTTAGTTATATCACCACATTTATGAATATGAAATCCATGTTGTCCATCTTTTAAATTTTCAATATTATAATTAATAATTAAATTTTTGTCTTTTTGCTTAAAATTAACTATACCTTTAACTTTATTATTTTTAACAACTTTATCTGGAAATAATTTTGCTATACATTGTCTAGATATTTTACCACCACATTGATTAAAAGGAGCACATGAGGCTCTCATTGAAAAACCTTTTTGTTTTTTACATTGTTTTTTGGTAAAGCGTCTAGGCAAAGAAAAAATTTTACCATCTTTTCTTTTACATATTTTATTTTTTCTAGTAATATTACAACAATTCTGTATCATATATATATATTAAAATATTAATAATATTTTGAATAACAATTATCACGCCCAGCATTATCTAATTTTTTTTCCCAATCACAAGTATCTTTATACTTTGGAGATGTTGTATTACACCATCTATGTAGTTGTGTCATATTATCATAGTTATTTTCGAATAGTTTTTCAATTGTCATAGAAATTCTAGTAAATAATTTATTATTATTTGGAAAAGTATCATCTGGTTTAAATTGATTCAAATTATTAAAATATTTGTTCGCAACAGTGAATAAGTGACGTTTAAATACGCGATGCATTATTTATAATAATATATAGATTTTTATATATTTAATACATTTCAATTTTAATGTTAAAAATTAAATTTATTTAATAATTTTTTATATTGTATTTTTATTTTTCTATAATTTACTGCTTCTGTTGTTAACCAGTCATCATCTGCATATTGATATACATTTAAACTATCATGTAATTTTATTGCTAGATTTTTCCAAAATAATAAATAATGTTTTCCACTACACATTGATAAACAATATTTTAATTTTAATGCAGTTGAATGAATAGACACCATAATTTTGTCATATTGATCAATTTCTATTTGTAATGCTAAATCTATAGCTATTTCCTCTGGTAAAATATATTTTCTCCATGCATTTTGAATTTTTTTTGAAGCTCTATATCGTATATTATTTCTAATTTTAAGAATATATATAGAAATTTCATTTGGAAGCATTTGCCATGACATTTTTATTTAATATTAATATTTTATTAAATAATAATATCAAATATTTTTCAATTTTAATTTTTTTTTATTGTATAATATAAATGACACATTTAAGTAGTTCATCGTCAATTATGGCTATGGTATTTTATTCCTTTTTAACTTTTTTTCTTGGACCATTTTTAACTAGACCATTTTTAGGAAATCATCCTGATCAATGTATCGCAGGTTTTTTACTTGGATTTACTATTAGTGTATTATTATGGATGAAATTTGGAAAAATGTTGATAAAATAAATTTATTTTATTAAAATTGAAAAATAATTTTTATAAAAATTTTAGGTATAAAAATTATTATATTATGAGTGAAAATAAATCTATTCAATTAGGTTTATGTTGTATGAATACTATTTTATCTTCTAAAAAACCACCAATTATGTCATCTAGATCTGTTGTTTTAAAAACATTAGAAACAAAGGGGTTTGAACCATTGAAAGAAAAGATTATTCAAAATTTAAAAGATACACTTGTAATGATGGATTGGAATGAACAAAATGGTATTAAAGTATTTAGATTAAGTAGTGAATTATTTCCACATTACTCAAATTCTAAAGCCTCAAAATATGAAATTGATTTTGCATTAGATTTACTTAAACAAATTGGAGAGAAATCTAAAAAATATAATCAACGTATAACATTTCATCCAGGACAATATAATGTTATAGGGACACCAAGTAAAAGTGCTTTTGAACATACTATTAATGATTTAAAATATCATTGTGATATTTTAGATTTAATGGGTTTAGATAAAAATTCTGTAGTAGTAATACATGGCGGTGGAGTATATGGTGATAAAAAAAAGACAATCGAAAGATGGTGTAAACAGTTTTATGATTTACCAGAAAATGTTCAAAAAAGATTAGTATTAGAAAATTGTGAAAAGAATTTTTCAATAGAAGATTGTTTAGAAGTATCAGAAAAAGTTAATATTCCAGTTGTTTTTGATACACATCATTTTGAATGTTATAAATTACTACACAAAGAAGAAAAATTTAATCCACCGGATGAATACATGCACGCTGTATTAGAGACTTGGTGGAGAAGAGATATAAAACCTAAATTTCATGTAAGCGAACAAGGATCTGGAAAGATTGGACATCATAGTGATTTTATTGAAGAAATTCCTGATTATTTACTTGAAATACCAGAAAAATTTGGTTGTAATATAGATATTATGATAGAAGCAAAATTAAAAGAACAGGCAATTTTTAAATTATATGAAAAGTATATATTTTTAAATTGTAAAATAGCTAAAAAAAAAATTAAATTAAATGTAAAGGCAATGGAATGGGCACAGCGATGTAATTATGATTGTCAATGTTGTGAATAATTATCTATATATTATATATAATGAATAATTCTAACTTAATAATATATACTTTTGTAGTTACAGCAATATGGGATGTTATTTTAAGATTTATGTCTCTTAATTATAATAAATTACCAAAAATTATAGATAGTTTTTTACCGTTTATAAAAGATTTAAAACCATACTTTGAAAATCATACATTATTAGCTGCAGCATTAATTGCTGGTTTTGTTGGTGCGACAACTCAACCAATAATAATATTTTTTATGTCATTTCCAAAAAATCTTAAAAATTATAAATACATATTTAAATTTTTAATTTTATCATTTATAATTAGTGGTTTATATGGATTTATAATGAAATGGAGTGGATTATTTCCTCACTTACAAAGATATTATTATGATAAATTAGGTGTTATTAGAAGTATATATCATGATGGTATATCTGGATTAATTGTTCAAATAACTTTACTTTTTTTATTTAATATATTTTAGAAATTTAAAGAAAAATTTATATTATTACATTAATATGATATCAAGATATAATTATAACTCTATAATTTATAGTATAATGAATAATAGAGAAAAAGAAAATGTAGAAGAAAAAGAAAATGTAGAAGAAAAAGAAAATGAAGATTTAAATAAATTAGTGCAAAGTTTAATTAAAAAAAATGAAATTTTAGAAGAAAAAATAGATAAAGTTCTCTCTTTATTAAATAATGAGGTAGTAGAAAATACACAAAAAATGTCAAAACATATAGATCTTATTGAGAATATTTATAATAATGTTAAATCACCCTTAGGATATTTATGCGATAAAATTAATTATTTAAAGGGTAGTGATAAAACAGAATACACAATTGAAAATAAAACATCTGATCAAATGTATATCCATTAATTTATTTTATTTATAAAATTAAAAAATAAATAAATTAAAATACTTATACTTTCTAATTTATATTGGATAATATATTTTTTTTTAAAATCATTCATTAATTCTAATGCAGATTCATTATAATAAAAATAATAAAATAAAAATAATATCATATTATTTGATGCGTGTATTGGTGAATTATTAATAAATGGAAGTGTATAACTTATTATTTCACTTGTAGTTATCGCAAGCAATGGATTATCTGGTAATAATGTGCAAGCAGCAATAGCTCTTGATGTTCTAACGAGCGGTATAAGATACATAAAGATATTTTATAAATATCTTTAACTCTATTTAATATTACAACCTAATATGCATAATACAATTTCATATAATGATTTATTATCATTAGTTGATTTATTATCGTTTTCATAATAATTAATATCATCATTGTCTAATTCTATTTCATAATAATCTATTTTATCTATATTACTTTTATTTTTTTTATTATTTTCTGATAATTTATGCATTACTTCATCAATTATTTTTTGTCTACTTGTTCGTTTTAATAAACGTTTACAATCATTGTCTAATAATATAGATTGATCGTGTATTTTTGGATATAATGACATTTTATATTTTTATATTTTTTATATTATTTATATATTTTTTAAAAAGTTTATCAATTTTTATTTTAATCTTTTGATTTGTTAAAAAGACCATCAAAATTATATAAGTATTTTCCCAAAAATAAATCATATGTATTCCATTCATCGGGAGCAATAATTGATAAAACGTCTTTGTTATTTATCATATAATGATAATAATGTTTGCCCGGAACTTTTTTTGACATCATAGGTATATTATGTAATTTATCATTTAATTTACTATCATTAATAATTTCTGATGCTTCTTGTTGCAAAAATGAAATTTGTTTTGCAAGTAATTCTAATTTTGAATAACATGAATAATTTTTTTTTATTATTTCAATATCACTATTTTCATTTAATAAAAGCATTTCAAAAAGTGTTGTAGTAGTATCTTTATCTAAATTTGTTAAAGCAATATATATTCAATATATAGATATATGTTTAATATATATATTGAATCTTTATTTCATACAAATAAATGGAAGCAATAATAAAGAACATGTAGTAGTTAGGTTTGATAAAAACGGTAAGTATTTGAATGGTTTAATATAAAAAATTACTGTTGCTATAATTGTAAATATTATTAACATTAGACTACCATAATGTAAAAATAATTTATTAGAATACCATATTCCATATAAAATTATTATAGATGCTATAAGTTCCCATAATCCCGCTCCAAAAACTATAAACTGACTAAATGTTTTATTTAAATTAAATAATTTTTTTGATAATCTTTCTGATTCACTTTTTCCTAATGTAAAAAATTTTGTTAATCCGGAAACAATAAACATTAATATCAAAAATGAGCTTGTAATTTTTATCGATAATTGATTCATTTATTTATATATATATAATTATATTATAAATTAAATATTTTAAAATAAACCTTGCCCCATTAGAAGTTCACTTCCAATAATATGTCCAGTTGCTAGCATAGCTAGCCGCCCGTTACTTAGTTCTGAATTATATGCACGATCACTTAGTTTATTTACATCAAAATTAAGATGATTACCTGGTTGAAAATCATCTTTAAGAGTAAATAGTGTTCCATTTGTAAATGGATTTTCCCATCCACTTTTTAGACGACCAAATTCAAGAAGCGCCATTACATACCAAAATGGAAGCTGTTGTCCAAAATCCATATCAGAAAGATAATTAATTCCAAGTGTTCCAGGCTTCATATATTCATATAATGGAAGTAGAGTAGATGCAACCATTGCTACACGACCATGCTGAAGTTCAAATTCACGAAGATATTTTGAATTCTTTTGATTCGAAAGTTTAAGTGGATCAAAAAATCCAACGGGGGCAATATCACCATAATATTTAAAATCTTTAACTAGAGGTTTATTAGTTAGTGATTGTGAAAGAAAAGCTGAAAGAACAGGATAATACATTGCTAGCATCTTATTATATGTAGACATGATATTATATCTTTAAACGATTTTTGCTGCCAAATGTTATAAATAGTATTTGATATTAATCATACCCATAACGGCGATCATGATATAACTTCCATTCATTTAAACTAACCGATGTATCACCATCTGAATCCTTAGCTAAAAATTCCCATAAATCATTTCTATTCATTTTACGACCAAATTTGTTTTCAAACTGTTTTTCAAACTCCTCCCATGTTATTTTACCATCATTATTTTCATCATATTCGTTAAATTCATTTATATTAATATTTTCTTCTATTTCTTCTTCTACATCTTGTTCTACTTTTTCATTTTCATTATGAATAATGTTATCTCTATTTTCATGTATTATTTCTTTATCATCATAAATTGTTTCTTCATTGTCTAAATCATTTTTGAGAGAAGAATTATAAATTCCCATATAAAATTGAAAAATATTTTTTATTTTATAAAATATTGTAAAAAATGATTTTTATTACTATATTTTTAATATCACATCAAGAATGTTCACAAAATTCTAATATATGCTCTTATCCATTTCATGAAAATATTATTCAAAATGATTGTAATTTTGATATTATTCGTATTAATAGAAATGATTTATTATGTAGTGATTATGGGAGAAATAAAAAATATTGTAATCACTATTCATTACCATATGAATTTACAATTACAAAAGAAATTGGAGCTAATAATAAAGAAAATATTATTATTAAACCATATGCTATGTGGGAAACTAATGATTTTAATTATAAAATAAAAGTTGCCGATCTTTATTATACATTTACGTGTAGTAACTTAGATAATTTTCCAAAATTAATTCTTAATATAGTTCCAAAAAAAGAATTTGATAAATCATTTCAACAAGAAATATTTGAATTTATATCTTTAATCTGTTTGATATTATTTATTTATGTAATATTAACTTTCACATTTGCGTCTATATCTAATACAAATGATAATTTTTGGTTAGGTTATACACTTGCAAATTCTCAAAATAATTACAAGAGAAGAACATATTGTGAATAAAATAAATTATTTATAATATAATTATTGAAAAAGTTCTTTATTTTTTAAATTAAATCCTATAGCATCAAATTTACTAATATCAAATTTAATAAAGTATATTAATAAAATAAAAAATAAAATTAAGTAGAAATACATTATTATAACAATAATATATTTAATTTTTTTATTTTTAATATTTTTCATAATAGTTTTTTATAAGAGTTGTTCTATATTATCTATTACTCTCTCTCTACATAATGGACATGTAGGATCTTGACTTAACCATTTATCCATACATCGTCCATGAAATATATGATCGCACCCAGTAAAATATATACGTTTATCATGTTTATCTATACAGTTTAAACATTTTTGTAACTGAGTTTTACCCTTATCATCATCTAAATCTTCTAAACAAATAGAACATTTATCATTTAAAAATGCGTTATTAAATTTATTTTGTCTATCTAAAAATCTTTCTGTAGTAAGTATTTCAGATTCAATTTGTTTTCTTAACTTTTCTTTCTTTATTCGATCTTGAATACTTCTAAAATGTCTTACAAATGATTCCCCAACTCCGCCCTTTTTTGTAAATTTTTTATTTTTTGTAGATTTTTTATTTTTTATTTTTTTAGATTTTGAAATATATTTTTCTTTTTTTATATATTGTTTTTTTGTAGATTTCTTTTTTATTTTTTTATGTTTATAACTTTTCATATATATATTAAAAATAAAAATAAATAAAAATTATGAAATAACATATTTAGCGAAGTATATTATTTTTTAACATTTAATATATATATGGAGGAAGAGTTTGAAGAAATTACTGATATGGATGCCGCAGAAGCAGCCATTGCAGAGTCAAATGCGCAATCAATCCAGGCATTAAATGATGATTTACAATCGTATTTAAAGTTAAATCGCACTAATTCAACATTTAAAGGTTGGTTAGCTGAATATTCACCTGAGGATGTTAGAATTAATCCTAGATTACGATATGAAGATAGTGTGCAAAGAAATATATGGAATAATTCAAATGCTAACAAAATGTTCGGGGCACCATTGGTGCCTCCATTGACCCCACATGAAAGTCACCAATCTTGTGGTTGGCCTAGTGGACCCGATTCGCGCGGCTTATTTGGTGGAAGTAAATCTAAAAAATTAAGAAAATCAAGAAAATCAAAAAGAACAAAAAAAACAAAAAAAACAACAATGAAAAAAAGAAGAAAAACAACAAAAAAAAATTAGATTTAAAATAAGTTATTTTATTAATAATATAATATAATATATATATGAATATATTTAATATTTTTAATATATCATCAAAAAAGGGTAAAATATTTTTTAAATATAATATTATATCTATTATATTATTTTCCATATTGTATTGGATTGCTGATTATATGTTAACATATTATCCCAAAATATCAAAAACTTTATTTTTAGGTGAATATACAGAAAAAAATCCAGTAAATCCTTATTATTATTGGTTATGGCACTCATTCGTTACTCAAACAACAGTTGGATATTCTGGAATCACTACAGAAAGTGGAATACCTATAAGTTATTTAAACTTACAATCCAATGTATATAAAGTATGTAATTTTGCTCAATTATTTACCATATTACTAATAACTACATTATCTATATAATTTATTAATAGAGAAATCGATTATTCGATAATATTAATTTTTTCAATAATATTATGTTTTATATTTTGTTTTTGTAAAAATGATATAAATATACTAGGAAAAACTGCAACTGTATTCATGTAAGTTCTATACTTAAAACTAATAATCCTAGTTTTATTATCTTCAAATTTTAAACTATACCACCAATAAGCTGGTATAAATAATATTTTTCCAGGTTGTAACGTTAATTCAAGACATTTAATTTTATCAAAATTTTTTTTATATTGATCTTGAACATTCCACGGGTTTATTGGTGATCTAAATTCAAAATTATCATAATCTTTAATTGGATATAAATATTTACTACTTCTTGGTGGTGTCATTTTTACTTTTATACATCCACTTAGTATAACAAAATAATTTCTATAATTTATATCATACCGAAATGGTGTTATTGACCCACTTGATCCTAAAATAAAATCATAATAGTTAGATGACATCATATTTGGTCTTAAAAATTCATCATTAGCTTTTATATTTTTTATGAGACTTGTTTCCTCTAAGAAATCATGATTATTTTCTGAAATAAATTTACTTTGTTCATCTTCTTCTAGCACTTTTAATCCATCTTTTAATGTAACTGGTAAAAATAATTCTGATTCTGGATCAGAATATGTGTTTAATATGTTTCGCAATTTTATATCGAAAGATCCGTAATTTTGAAGTATATTTTCTTTATTAAAATTTATTAAAGATTGTATATTAAAATCAAAAAGAATTGGTTGTCTTAGATCACATATTTCTTCCAGTCTTTCTTTTGATGGATTTAATATTTCTAATACTTCTAAATCATCACTTGTTTTCAAATGAAAATATATATGTAAATATAAAAACAATACCAAGCAAAATATTAAAATTATAATTATTATATTCATAAAAATTAAATATAATAATTTTTTATATATTTAACACATTAATTATCGTGTATAATGTTTATTTTTCACTAATCTCAAAATTAACATGTTTTCCATATTTTTATTATTATCTATATTATGTTGTACATTATGTTCCACATTATGTTCTACATTATTATCATTTTTTTTCCTCACAATTTTCATTATCTAAATTTCTAACTTGATCAATATAATTATAAAAATCACTCTTTAATTTTGATAGTTCATTACTTTGTGACATAATTATTGCGTTCATTGTCTTTATTAATTCATTTATACCATTTACATCATTACCAATTTTATTCATTTTATTATGTAAACCAGTTATTTCAATAGTATTATTTTCTATCTTATTAGATAATTTATTATCGGATACAACCAAATCGGAATTAGTTATATCATTATTATTCTTCTCTTTTGTTTCTAAATTAAATAATCGTTTATCATGTTGCGCCAATAATTGTAGTGCAGTAATTTTTTGACGAGGTTCATTATTCTGGTTATCCTGGGTATTCTGGCTATTCTGGGTATTCTGGGTATTCTGGGTATTATTATTTATTATTTTATTAGATATTGGTTGACTTCTACGTTTTTTTGCAGCAGCGATAGATACTGAGTTACTCATTATAAATTATATAATACAATTAAAATATGTATTATTTTCGCATTTCCATTTTAATTGGAGGATGGGAACTATAATTTATAATTTCAATATCTTCCAGAGAATAGTTATCTATTGAATCATATACATTTTTAATTTGTATTTTTGGAAACTTAAGTGGTTTTCTTTTAATTTGTTCTCTTAATATTTCAATATGATCATCATATATATGAGAATTTCCTAAATAATATACAAATTCTTTTGCTATCAAGCCACAATGTTTTGCCAATATATGTGTCAAAAAACTATAAGATGCTATATTAAATGGAACACCTAACCCAACATCACCACTACGTTGATACAATGAACACGATAATTCATTACCAATAACATTAAATTGTGCTAATATATGACAAGGAGGAAGCGCCATTTCATTTAATTGTTCTGGATTCCACGCTGACATTACTAATCTTCTAGAATATCTTTCTACTGGATCTTTCAAGCAATCTATAATATATTGTAATTGATCAACACCCTTACCTGAATAATTCGCTTTACAATTACTATATGGTGCATTAAAAAATCTCCATTGATGCCCATAAACCGGACCTAAGTCATTTACATCTAAATGTTGAAGATTTCGACTATCTAAAAAATCACGTGATGCATTAGCATCCCATATATGAACATTCTTTTCACGTAAAAAGCTGTTATCTGTTGATCCTCTTAAAAACCAGAATAATTCTTTAGCACATGTTTTCCAAGCAACCCGTTTTGTTGTAAGTATTGGTATTATATTATTATCCAAATTAAAGTGCATGGCTGAACCAAATATTGTTAAAGTATTTCCATTTCGACCACTTACCATTATTCCATAATTTAATATATCAGAAATTAAAGAAATATATTGATATTCATCATGAATATCATCATCTTTTCCTTTTTTTAAATTTTCTAGAGCTTTTTTTAACATTATTAATAATAAAAATATTTATATTTATATTATTTTAATTTCTTCTTATAAAACATATGGAAGGTCTTAATGAATCAAATAATAGTAAAGATAATAATAGAGAAGGATTTTTTAAATACGTCTTTAACTTTGATGAAAAAAATGTAAATGATATGCTTAATATGTTTCAGTATTCATTTATAGCAGTTCCGTTTGTTATTCTTATTTTGAAAGTTCTGAATTATTATACTCCAGAAGAAGATGAATCAAAAGGGACTTTAGAAATATCAGCAGAAATAGTAGGAAGTATTTCTTTAATACTTCTATCTATTTGGTTTATTAATAGAATTATAAACTATATTCCAACGTATACCAAAACTGATTATCCTAACTTTAATGAAATTAATTGTATTATTCCACTATTTATAGTTCTTTTTACTATGAAAAGTAAATTGGGTGCAAAAATTAATATATTAGTAGATCGGTTAGTTGATTTATATGAAGGAAAAACGAATTTAAAAACACAATCAGATAATCAAAATGATTATAAAACAATACAACCTATTTCGCAAGTTCCAGTTCATCAAAATAGTCAAGCCGATTTTTTAAATCCACAACAAATGCAAAATAGTAAAGGTTATACAGAATCACAGTATTTAAATGCTGCACATAACAATTTACCACAACAACAGCAGCCACAACAACAACAACCACAAGATATGTATCAAGGACCAATTAATCCATTACTAGGGGCAATGGAACCTATGGCGGCAAATGAAGGAATGGGAAATATGTTTGGTAGTGCATTTTAAATATTTATGAATATATAAATATATAAATATATATATATATATAATGTCTATTATTGCTTTAAAAAAGAAAGCTGAAAATAATAATCCACGACTAGCCCCATTATCTGGTAAAGCTCCATTTTCATTAAATGGCTCGCGCAGAATCTCTAATAATAATGGAATACCACAAAAATATAATATTTGTTGTTTAGACAATAATAGTATTAGACCACCTATTATGAATAATAGAGGTATGTTAAATTCAAAACATAAAAAATATAATAATATTGTTCATACACCACCAAATGTATATCCTACCCAAGAGCAATATATTAAAAATAAATCTGTAAACTGTTATATAAAACGAAGTATACATGACATTCAAAGAGAAAATGATATTCAAAAAGAAAGGCTATGTAATAATAATTGTAAAATTTTTGATTCAAATGGTAATGTTTATCGATCAGGTTCCGCAAATAGTTATTTTATTGGCGGCACTAAAATTGTTACTTCTTTATTTACTAAACATTTATCAGAGACCGGCGCTATTAGTGGAAGTGAATATATAAAAAATATATGTCCTAATCCTTAGAAATAAATTATTTTTTATAGTAAAAAATTTAGTATATTATTATATATATGAATACATTGAACACATTAAAACAACAAGGACATGTTATTAATAGTGATAATGTTAATGTTCAAAATTCACAATATATATTAAATTGGATTGCTGCTGGTGGTAATCAACACAATAATAATAGTGTTACTGACGTTTGGGGAGATAATTCATATAATATTCCAAATAATATTATAAGCACCAATTTTACTAGTAAACATAATTATAATGTATCTATTCACGATGCACAATACGTAAATAATTGGTTACAAGGAGATTTCAGCGGAAACGCTAAACTATTTAATAATAAATTATATAAACTTCAACGATATATCTACCCAATATCAGATAATTGGGTTGTTTTAGTAACATATGAACCAGTTACCTTAAACGGAAATCTATTACATATAAACCGATTATATTTAAAACGAAAAAATAACACAGATGCTTCATTTAATAAATATATTTTAACAAATAGTATTCCTTATTTAAATTTGGAGCAGGGACATATTATTAAAAGAGTAAATAGAGATTATCCTTTTGACGTTGGAGCTGGTCGGGTGAATATTTATAAGACAAGCGATGGAAGTTACGAATCTAATAGTCGTATACTGAGGGACGTCAGTCGCGTTGCTCTTAACATTGGTATTAACTACAACAATAATAGTTACTTATTTCCACCAAATCAAAAAGTCCTTGATATATGCAATAACTATTTATATTATACATATCTCAATGTTAATGAAAAAGTTACCATACCAACTGAGTCAATAAACAATATTACATATAAAAATGTTAACAATGAAGATGTTACATTAGATAATCGCGGTATCGAAAGTGTTGATTTAAGTAATAGCAGTAATAGACTTACTATATTAAATACA